CATCAACCCAGCACCCCCACGCATCGGAAAGCTGGTGGGACTGGAAACAATCCCGCCCTGCGCAAACGGCATCACCCGGCCTTGGGTGAAACTGCCCCCCTTCTCGAACGGCATCATGCCGCCCAGCACGCTTTGCAGCCCGCCCGCCACCAGCCCGCCCAAGGCGTTCTGCACCGGCTTCATGGCGATATTGTAAACGGTGTCGATCATCGCCTGCGCGACCCCCTTCAGCGCATCCGACAGCTTCATGCCGTCGAACACCAACCCATCGAAGGCCTGCCGCAAGCCGCTGCCAATGCCGCTGGAAAGCTGGTTCACCTCACGCCCGGTGAACACCAGCGACTCGCGCAGAGCCGCCAGTTCGCCCTCGAACGCCCCCACCATCCCGGTCGCACTGCCAAGTGTGGTTTCAAGCGCCGTCACCTGATCCTGCAACGTCTCGATCGCCGCCATTGTCCTGCCCTTTCCTTGCATCCGGAAATGCCGCTGCCAGCTCTGCCAGCCGCGACCGCGTCAAAGGCGGGGCAGCACTTTGTGCCCCAAGCATGATGCGCAACTCCACCGGCGTCAGCCGCCAGAACGCGTCGGGTGCCAGCCCCAGCCCCCGCAACCCCACCCGCATCAGTCCCGGCCAGTCGATCGCGGCGCTCATGCCTCACCCGGCACCGCAAAGGCCCGCGCCAGCAGTTCCGCCGCCGCCCGTGCCGCCGCGATTGGCCCGCCGCCGATCTCGACCGTGCGCAGATCGGCAGCATGGCCCTGCCAGCCCCCGCCCCGCAGCCCCGCCACCACCAGCGCCAGCACGTCGCGGGTGGAAAACCGCCCCGCCTCAAAGCGCTCGACCAGATCAATCATCGAGCCGCTCTCCAGCGCCGCTTCCATCTCGGCCAGCGCCCCCAGCGTCAGCCTGGCGACATGGCGCTGGCCGTCGAGCAGGATCGCCACCTCGCCCGCAAAAGGGTTCACCATCACAGCGCCGTAAACGTCAGCACACCCGCCGAGGCCAGGGTCAGATCATAGGTGGCCTCGCCGTTGTAGCTGCCGGAATACTCGATCGCGGTAATCTGGAACGGCCCCTGCACCACCCCGAAATTCGGGATGATCACCTGGAAATCCGGCACCTCGCCGCCAAAGAAGATCTGGCGCGCGCGTTCGTCGGTGTTGGCATCGCGAAACACCCCCGCGCCCGAAATCGAGGCCGAGCGCACCCCCGCCCCCGCCAGCAACTCGCGCCAGCCACCCGCGCTTTCCAGGCTGGTCACATCCACCGTTTCCGCGTTGAAACTGATCCGCGTGGCACGCAGCCCCGCGATGGTCTCGAACTGCCCGACCCCGGTCAGGTCAAGCTTGATCAAAAGGTCCTTGCCGTTCTGGACAGCCATGCTCGTTCTCCGATTGCTGTATGGTCAAAGCCCTTAACCAAGGGCCGGATTTCACCCCGAAGGGGTCAGTCTTCCACCCGCGCGCGAAACCGCAGATCAATCCGGCGCGCTTCGCCTTCGCTCAACCGCTTCGCCACGGCTTTCAGAAATTGCAGGCTCACCAGATGCCCCCGCGTCAGCACCAGCGCCGCCCCTACCAGCGCGTCCGAGATCGCCACCGCAATCTCCTTGGCCGCCAGAAACCCGGTAGCATCCGAGATCACGCTGACGACAAAGCGATGCTCCGCCCCGCCGCCGGTCTTGTCGCTGGCATCAACCGCCTCCTCCGGGCCCAACAGCACGAAAGTCCCATCGCCCGCGCCGGATGGCACCGCGTCATAAACCGGCACCCCGACCAAGGCGGCCGCCAGCCGCTGATACACCGCCGCCTGCAAGGCGGCTGCCACACCATAGCTCATGCCGGATCCTCCTCGCGGGCGAAACAGACCAGATAGCGCCCGCCCGGATCGCGCTCGCTGACCGCCGATATGTGAAACACCCGCGCCCCATCGCGAAACCGCTGCTCGGGGCGCGGGCGCGAGGGTGCGCCCTGCGGCGCCCCGCGCACCGTGATCCGGTAGGGCACCGAGGTCAGCGTGACCTCCTGCCCCGCCACCTCGCGCCCCGCGCCAGCCACCACTTCGGCCCAAAGCGTGCCCAAAGCCACCCAGGTCTCGGCAAACCCGCCCGCGCCATCGGCCACCCGCTGCGGCCCCTCCAGCACCAGCGTCCGGCTCAAGATCGGCCGCGTCATGCCGCACCTCCGCCCAGCACCCGCACCGTGCGCCAGCGCTCGATCAGCGTCACCACCCCGAACGGCAGCCCGCCTTCGCGCACCCCTGCTTCGTGCCTGCGCTCGTAATATTCCGCCGCCAGCAGCAGCACCGCCTGCGCCAGATCGGCCGGCACCGCTGCCCAATCCACACCAAACCCTGCGTCGAACACCACCTCGATCCGGCCATCCATCGGCACCAGCGGCAACAGCACCCCCACCGCCACCAGCCGGGGGCGGTGCGTGTCCTGCACCAGGCGATAGCGTGCCGGGTCCAGCACCACCGCCCCGCCCGCCGCATCGACCAGCGCCACCGAGATCACCGCACTCACGGGGGCCACCGGCAGCGCCTGCTGATCGGCCGAGCGCCAGTCCTCCAGCGTCCACAGAAACCGCCGCGCAATCAGCACCTTGCCGATCCGCCCCTCGATCGCCGCCAGCGCCGCGCGCAGATAGCTTTCAATCAACGCGTCCTGCATCCCGTCATCGGCAAAGCCGCTGCCAAGCCGCAAATGGTCTTTCAACACCTGAACCGGCAGCGCCGCCCCTGGCACTGTGGTCTGCTCGATCAACATCATCGTCATTCTCCGACCCCCCGGAAAATCATGGACGCGCGCCCCGTGTCGCTCGGACGGAGGGGGAGCAGCTAGACGGCACGGCAAGGCCGGCGCGCGTCCAGGACCCGCCCCGATCAGGGGCAGACCGTCACGCCGGTTGTCAGACCAGCGCGAACTTCAACAGCTTGATCGCAGCAAAATCACTGACATCGCCGCCCACCCGCTTGCTGGCATAGAACAGCACGTGCGGCTTGGCCGAGAACGGGTCGCGCAGCACCCGCAGATCGGGGCGCTCGGCGATGGTGTAGCCGCTGGCAAAATCGCCGAACGCCATGGCATAGGCATCCGCCGCGATGTCAGGCATGTCCTCGGCGATCAGCACCGGATAGCCCATCAGCCGCGCCGGTTCCCCCGCCGCCAGCCCGTCCGACCACAGGAAACGCCCGTCGATGTCCTTCATCTTGCGCACCGCGCCGGCGGTTTTCGAGTTCATCACGAAATTGGCGTTGGCGCGGTAGCTGGCATCCAGCGCATAGACCAGATCGACGATCACGTCGGCCGCGTTGACGGCGGCAAAATCGCCTGCCGCCCCCGAGGCCACATAGCCCAGGTTGCCCCAGCTCCAGACCGATTGTGCCACGGCGGGATGGGAAAGAAAGCCCTTGGGCTTGTCGATCCCGTCGCCCGTGACAAACGCCGCCGCTTCCGACCGCGTGAACTTGTCGCTGATCCGCCCCGCCAGCCAGCCCTCCACATCGAACGCGCTGTCATCGAGCAGCCGCTGGCTGGCCTTGGGCATCGCGCTCAGCTCGTGCAGCACGATCGAGATGCGCTCGATCTGCGGCGTCGCGGTCTCCGTCACCGCGCCCACTTCGGTCTGCCAGCCCGCGCCGACATCGGTGTGGTCGATCAGCACGTCGAACGAGCTGGCCTCCACCTGCACCACATTGGCGATCGCCCGGATCGACGAGGTCGATTTCAGCGCGCTGCGGATGGTCTCGGCGGTCTGCGGGTCCACCAGATAGCCGCCCTCGGCCGCCACCGCGGTGTTCAGCGCCTTGCCTTCCAGCACCAGCCCGCGCAGCCCGTCGTCATCGCCCGACCGCAGATAGGCGTCGAACGCCTTGGTATGGGGCACCTCGATGTCCGCAAATGCCGAAAGCGCGGGGCGCCCGTAAGTCATGGTTTTCCGATCCAGCATGGTCAGTCGCTCTTCCTGTTGTTGCAACGAAGTCTTCAAGTCATCCTGAAAGCCTTTGAACTCTTTCAGAAATCCGGTCATCGCGGATTTCACTTCCGCACCCGGATCAAGGGCTGGGGGCAAACCTGCCCCGGCCCGAGCCTTTGTCTCGGTCATCTCGTCTTCCTTTGGGTTTCAGTCGTGAAAGGCCGCGGCTCAGCGCTCGGCCAGCTCCCGGCGCGCATCATCAAAAATCTGCGCCAGTTCGCGCCAGGTCTCGGCCAGATCGTCGCTCTTGGCCGCCACCCGCGCCTCGGGAAGCATCGGGAAGGTCACCAGCGACACTTCCCAAAGCTCCAGCTCGGCAAGCAGGCGCTGCCCCTTGCCGTCGCGTTCCGCCCGCAGCGTCCGGTAGCCGATCGACAAGCCGTCGATCGCGCCTGCTGCCAGCAGCGCCGCCGCCTCGCGGCCACGCTCCACATCCATCAGGATCCGGCCCTTGACGTAAAGCCCGGTGGCATCCTCGCGCACCTCGTCCCAGACCCCGATCGGTTGTGCCGGGTCATGCTGCCACAGCATCTTGACCCGCCGCCCCGCCGCCGCCAGTGCCTTCAGGCTGGCCCCGTATGCCCCTGCCTGCACCACATCGCCGCCCTGATCGCGCCGCCCGAACACCGAGGCATAACCCTGAACCAGGCTACCGTCAGTCACCACCAGCCCGGCCTCCGGCCTGTAAAACTTGCGCTCCGGGGCCCCGAAATCATTCGCCATTTCCATCTTTCACCTCATTGCCGCTTGCAGCAGTGCCTCGGCCCCCTGCGCCAGCAGAAACGCCGCAACCCCGTAAACCCCGAACCAGATGCGCCGCTCCAGCCGC